ACATCTAAATGGTTATCCTTAGAAGGTACAGAAATAACATGTTATCGAAAATTAAAATGGTAGCTCGTCAACATATCGAGCGTCTTTATACAGATACATGTATTCTTACTGAACAGAAGAAAGCCATACAAGATCCTCTCACTGGCATAATTAAGAACGGCGAACTCGAAGCAATCAGTTACCCTTGTCGAGTTTCATTCAAAACTCTTCAATCTAACGACATTATCAATAAGCTACCATCGGCTTCGCAAGCCGTAGTTTTATTCATTTCGCCCGATCTCGAGATTAAGCCAGGTACCGATATCGAAGTGATACGTAATGGCCGGCACTTCGCTTATACGGCTTCCTCACAAGTAGCGTTATATGACACTCACCAGGAGATCCAATTAACGCTTAAGAGTAAACATAATGGCTAACGTTACAGTCGACCTCTCGGGATTCGAAGATTTATTAAAGAAGACGCAAGAGCTTCAGAATAATATATCTTCATTAAACGAAGAAATCACCGACAACTTAGCACAACATTATTTAGCCGAAGCTATAGCGAATACACCAGTCGGTCAACTACAGATATCGCCGGACGGTAAATACCGTTCCGAATCGGAACACATGAGACGATCCTGGGAAGCAGAACGTATTAACGATACGACCGTTAAGGTACAGAATACGGCTTCCTATGCATCGTATGTTAACGACGGCCACAGACAACGACCAGGACGTTTTGTACCCGTACTCGGTAAACGTCTTACTAAGTCGTTTGTTAAGGGTTTACATATGCAAGAGAAGGCAGAAGCGGCTACGAGAAGAGCATCAGATAAGATTATGAAGAACGCGCTCGACGACTACTTATCAACGTGGAGCAAATAATGAACTATATCAACGAAATCATCGACGGCATAGCTAAATCATTATTTAACAGTTTTAAATACCCTATATACATCGACGAAATAAAATCAGATGCACAATTCCCTTGTTTCGTTATCGAAACATTAAATACAGAACAGAAACACATACTAGACGTGCGTTATGAACGACGTAACGACTTCGATATTATGTTCTTTATTTCAGACGACGACTATATCGAAGAGCAAAAGGTACAAATTAATCCGATTACGGAAAGCTTGTACTTCGACCTCGAATACATAACCCTCTCCGATGGATCACTCCTCAACGGCATCGATATGAGTCACAGGGTAACGGACGGCATCTTACATTTTAAAGTCTCTTATGAGTATCACATATTAAAAACTATTAAAAGAGATCCTATGCTTAATTTAAAACAACATCAAGAGGTAACAGATAATGCCAAGAAAGAAACAAACTGAAGAAGTAGTTATGAACGCGGTAACGAACGAAGTTGTGAGTGAAACGAACGACGTTAACGAAACTACTGCTCCAGTTCCTACTTTTACTCCAGAAGTGATTATTGCTTCTGAACGTTTTAAACAATATGCCGACTTAATTGCCGCTGTCATCGAAGATCGCGAATACAGCATCGAAGAGGTCGAAGCTTTACTACAAGATACTCTCAATAAACCGATCGTTGAAATTTTTAACGATTAATTATTTTACATAAAGGAGAACTACTCAATGGCATTAGGTGGCGGTTACTGGCTATTTCAAAATAAAACTTTGCCAGGCGCATATATCAACTTCGTCTCCAAATTAAAACCATTCGCAGAAATCGTAGATCGCGGTTATGCGACTATGGCACTTTCTTTAGATTGGGGCGAAACTAACAAAATCGTGCGTGTCGAACAAGAAGAATTCCAAAAGGATTCCCTTCGTATCTTCGGTTACGATTATGCACATGAAAAAATGAAAGGTCTTCGTGATCTTTTCATCAATACTAAAACTTTATACTTATATCGTTTAAATTCCGATGCAGTTAAAGCACAATCTACCGTAGCAACTGCTACGTGCGGCGGTGTACGTGGTAACGATATTGCTGTCGCAGTTGCGGCCGATATTAACGATGCATCTAAATATACAGTAACGACTTATTTGAAAACTGACGGCGTCGTTAAGAAAGTCGACGAACAAACTGGCTTAGCTACTCCTAAAGAACTCGTTAACAACGCATTCGTTACGTTTAACGAAATGTCCGCATTCACAGCTCAAGCAGCTACTTACTTAAATGGCGGTACTAATGGTACTCAAGTACAAGCATCCGACTATCAGAAATATATCGAATTGATCGAGCCGTTCTACTTCAACGTATTAGGTTATGCCGGCACAGATCAAACGATTCAAAACTTATTCATCGCATTCGCTAAACGTACACGTGAAACGACAGGTCAAAAATTCCAAGTATGTCTTTACAATAATACGAAAGCTAATTACGAAGGCGTTATTTCTTTAGCTAATAAAGTTAATGATCACGCAGCCGAACCTGGTTCTGGTGTCTACTGGTTAACTGGCGCCGAAGCATCTTGTCCTATTAATAGATCCCTTACAAACCATGTTTATGATGGTGAGTATGACTTTAACGTTCAATACAAACAATACGAATTAGAACAATTTATTAAAGGCGGCCAAATCGTATTCCATAACGTAGCCGATTCTGCTTCCGGAAACGTTAAAGGTAACACTCGTCTATTATCCGACGTTAATACATTTACCGAATTCTCTAAAGAACGCACTAAAGACTTCGCATTAAATCAAGTTATTAGAGTCCTCGATAATTCCGCATACGACGTAGCTCGCTTATTTAACAATTATTATCTAGGTAAAACTCCTAATGATAAAGACGGTCGTATTGCATTGTGGAACGATATCGTTAAATTATTCGAAGATTATGCTAAAGTACGTGCAATTAAAGAATTTGAATCTAAAGACGTTCAAATTCCGACAGAGGGCGACGAAAAAGGTTCTGTAGTCGTTAACTACGAAATTAACCCGACAGTCGCTATGGATAAATTGTATGCTACTTGCTACGTGAAATAAGGAGCTAATTATTAATGGCAGATAAAGTTCAAACTATGTTAGCAAAAGACGTTATTCGTGCAGTCGAAGCTCGTGCTTACATGACTATCAACGGTAAACGTCGTTTGTTGCTTAACGCTAAAAAAATCGAGATTAAACTCGACAAAACTAAAGACGAAGTGTCTATCTTAGGTCGTATCACTAAAGGCAATAAATCTGTCGGTGCTAAAGGTACTGGTTCTATGACTGTATACGATAATACACCGATCTTCACAGAGCTTATGCTCGATTTCATGAATAAAGGTAAAGACGTATACTTCGATCTTCAAGTTACTAATGAGGATTCCGATTCCGCAGCCGGTACTCGTACAGTGATCGTTAAAGGTGTTAACATCGATAACTTCAATCTTACGTTAGCCGATGCCGACGGTAAATACCTCGAACAAGACGTAGACTTCACATTCGAAGGTCTCGAAATTCCAGAAAACTTTAAAGAATTAGACGGTATGCAAGCCTAATTCATAATATGTAAATCTTAGATAAGGGGCCTTATGGCTCCTTATTATTCTATATAAGGAGATTAACCTCTATGGCAGATATCAAAACTATGTCCTTAAATGGTTTCTTTAAATCTAATGTAAAAACTCTACCCGATCTTCGTGTCGTCGTATCTGAACGCTTCACTAACGAAGACGGTACTCCGATCGAGTGGGTACTACATCCTATTAGCACCCGAAGGGTGGAAGAAATCACGAAACGCAATTCTCGTACTACACTTAAGAACGGCAAGAAAGAAACGACTGTTAACGAAGAAAATCTTAATGCGGAACTACTCGAAGAAGTCGTATTGTTTCCTCGTTTAAACGATGCCGAACTACAAGACTCTTATGGTGTTACTTCCGTTAATGAATTATTAAGCGTTATGTTATACCCTGGCGAAACTCAAGTATTAACTAAAGCATTACAAGACGTAATGTCCGGTGTTAAAGCTAACGATATCGACGAATTAAAAAACTAATAGAGGAGAATCCCGAGGCATATCTCTACCATAGGGCCCTCCAAGATTTACATATCCGTCCGCTCGAATTAAATTCTATGGACGATCAAGAACGAAATTTTATATTTGCTTCGATCGCGATGAGAGAACAGGAGCGGGCCCACATCTCTAAAGAATTAAAACGAAATAAATCAGGAGTAGAATATGTCTATACTATCTAACACGATAAAGTTAAATAACGGTGTTTCTCCTGTCTTAAAAGATATAACTCAAACGGCTAGTAGTGCTTCGACCGGCATGTCGAGTTTTGCACAGCAAGTTACGAATACTGGTAATGCGGCCAATAAAGCAAATGGTTCATTATCTAACCTTAAAGCGATTTTCTTAGGTTCTCTAGGGGCTAATATAGCGGCGGCAGCTATTGCTAAAGTCGGCGATGCTATCAGTGGAGTATTCGAAGCCGCTCAAGAATTCGCATCGATACAAGCACGATTAAAATTAGTAGCCGGAGAGCAAGGCAACGTAGTCGGGTTAAATAAACAAATTTATGAGTCGGCCCGAAGATCTCGTACTGAATATGCTTCGATGGCCGAAACAGTAGCGACGTTAGCACAATCGGCTCACGATGCTTTCCCCGATCCTAAAGAAGCTATCGATTTTGCCGAAAAGATTAACAAAGTAATGGCTATCGGTGGTACGACTGGCGTTAATAAGAAGAATGCTATGATCCAGTTAACACAAGGTTTAGCTTCTGGTGCATTACAAGGTGACGAATTTAGAAGTATCGCCGAAAATGCTCCGATGATCGAAAATATCATCGCTAAAACTATGGGCGTTTCTCGTGGTGAATTAAAGAAACTAGCTTCTGAAGGTAAGGTTACGGCCGAAATAATTAAACGTGCTATGACAGAAAATGCTGCCGAAATTGAAGAAGCCTATCGTTCCTTACCTCATACATTCGCAGACTGGGCGACCGATATCAAATCAGTAGCTCAATATGCTTTTGCTCCATTATTTAACGTTATTAACGATTTAGCT